CGACCGTCCAGCCGCCGTCCGCGTCCTGCACGCCCAGCGTGACCCGCGCCGCCGCCGCGTCGGCATCGTCCAGCAGCGACCGGGCAAAGGCCGTGCAGGCGACAGCCTCCACGCTGTCCGGCCCGGTAAAGCAGGCCAGCCGGTCCGCCCCGGCGTCCACGCCCGCCAGCGCGTCCAACACCGCGCTCGCCGCCTGCTTGCCCGCCAGCGCCGCCTCGATGGCGCTCAGGTCCGGCGGCGCATGATCATGCGCCTCCACCGCCCGCGCCCATGCCGCGTGCAGCGCCAGCGCGACCCGCTTCTCCCCCGCAGCGAAATCCACCGCCGCGCCGCCCGCCGACGAGGCGCCGACCGTCCGCGCCAGCCGCCCCTCGCCGTCCAGCATCCCGCTGCCCGCCTCCCACTGGCTCGCATCGGTCACGCCCACGATCACATAGGGAAAGCGCCCGCCCGTCCCCACCGCATCGGCAAAGGCGCGATAGCCCGCCATCGCGCCGCCCAGCGCCAGCGGCCCCGTCCCGACATCGTAACAGACCTCCCGCACCAGATCGGCCATTTCCCAATCCGTGATCGCCACGCCCGTCTCCCGCACAAAAAAGGGGGACGCGAACGCCCCCCGAAGTTAATCCGCCGTCACCCCCGCATCAGGAAGCGGCGAACTTCATCAGCTTGATCGCCTCGCTGTTCGCCACCGCGCCGCCGATCCGCTTGACGGCATAGAAGTGGACGAAGGGCTTGTTGCTGAACGGATCGCGCAGGATGCTCGTCTCGCTGCGCTCCGCGATCACATAGCCCGCATGGAAATTGCCGAAGGCGATCGACAGGCTGTTCGCGCCGATGTCCGGCATGTCCTCGGCCTCCACCACCGGATAGCCCAGCAGCGTCGCAGGCTGCCCCGCGCTCAGCGAAGGCTGCCAGAGGAACGCGCCGTCGCTTGTCTTCATCTTGCGGATGGCCGCCAGGGTCGCCGAATTCATCACGAACGACGCACCCTGCCGATAGGGCGCGCGCAGGCTCTGCACCAGATCGATCAGCCTGTCCTGCGGATTGGACGCCGCAAAACCGCCCGCCGCGCCCGAAGCCACATATTGCAGCGACCCGAAGGCCCGCACCCCGTCCGCCTCGTTGGTCGTCGTATAGGTCAGGAACCCCTTGGGCTTGTTCGTGCCATTGCCGTTGACGAAGGCTGCGCCCTCCGCTGCCGCGAACTCGCGGGAAATCTCCCCGGCCAGCCAGCCCTCGACATCGAACTGCGCGTCGTCCAGCATCGCCTGAGACGCCGCCGGATTGGCGTAAAGCTCGCCCGAAGGCGGCGCGATCTCGTTGAAGCTGGGCGTCCCCGTCTCGGCCCGCGCGCCCGTCTCGCTGGCCCAGCCCGACACGATGCCGCCCGCGCTCACCAGCTTGCGATAGCCCGCGCTCCCCGTCCGCACCACATGGGCGATGGAGCGGATCGGCGAAATCGCCTTCAGCGTGCTGTCGATCACCGCATCGATCTCCCGCGGCACCGCATAGCCGCCCGCAGCCCCGCTCGCGCCCGAAAAGCTCTTCAGCTCCACGCCCGCCTCAAGCCCCTGCCGCAGATAGCGATCCACGAAAGCCGCCCGCGCCGGATCGACCGCCCCGCCCTTCACGCCATCGAGCGCCGGGCGCTGCCCGGAGAGAAAGGCGCCGTCCACCCGACCTTTCAGCGCCGCAATGTCACCTTCCAGAGCCGCGATCCTTTCCCCCTGAAGCACCGCGTCAAAGCTGTTCTCCAACATATCCGTCATCGACTTCTCCTTGCCACAAAACAAAAAAGGCGGCCCCACAGGACCGCCCAAAACCTTCTCCCCACCGGGGAGAAGGATACAAAGCCTTGCCAGCCTGCTGGCTAGGCGAAGTTGGATGAGGGGATTGTCCCCTTGCGCCGAAAGCAAACGCCCCGGATAGTCACTCGATGCACCTCAATCTCGCCATGGACGGCGCGCAACATATTCCCGCCGCGCTTGACTCTCCGACACTCGCCGCAATCGAAACCGCGCTTTCCGCATTGCCGGCAGATCGGGCAGGCCTTCGCCTTTCCCAACTCGCCGAGCTACGCCCCTTGCTCGACGTGACAGGAGCGATCGGCTACCATGCTGCTCAAAATCTCGGCGAAGCGGCTCGTCCGGTCCGCGCCATCCTCTTCGACAAAAGTGAAACGACCAACTGGGCGCTGGGTTGGCATCAGGACCGCACCATCGCCGTAACAGCACGCATCGAAACGCCCGGCTTCGGTCCTTGGACTGTAAAATCCGGCATCCAGCATGTCGCGCCCCCTCAATTCCTACTTGATCGAATGCTGACCCTGCGTGTGCATCTCGATCCGGTCGACGCGGACAATGCGCCCCTCCTGATCGCACCCAGCTCCCACCGCCATGGCCTTGTGCCGGAAAGTAAAGTCACCGACCTTGTCTCCCGTTGCGGCATCCACGCCTGCCACGCCGGACGCGGCGACATCTGGCTCTATGCAACTCCGATCCTCCACGCCTCCGAAGCCGCCGCTCGTCCCCGCCATCGCCGTGTCCTGCAACTCGACTACAGCGCCGATGATCTTCCCGGCGATCTCAATTGGCTGGGCGTCTAGCCCTCCACCGCAATCACCCGCGCCAGAGGCTGCATCGGATGGGTGACGATGCTCACCTCCACCAGGTCCAGTCCCAGCAATTCCCGCGGCCCCGCGCCCCGCGCCTCCCGCACCCGGTAGCCGAAGGACAGCCCGTCCACCGCCTTCTCCCGCAGCATCCGCGCCGCCTGCCGCCCCGCCGCCGTCCTTGCCGACACGCGCCCGATCACGCGCAGCCCGCGCGCATCCTCCTCCAGCCGCTCGACCGTCCCGATCACGTCGCCGGTCCCGTGCTGCCAGAGCAGCGGCACGCCCGCCGCCCGCGCGCTGCCGAAAGCCCCGGCCCGCACCACGTCGCCGCCCCGGTCCACCCGGTCGAACACCGCCGCATAGCCCGCGAAGCGCACATCGCCCCCGCTCATCCGCGCGCCAGCCCCAGCAGGCCCAACTTCACCGCCAGCCCCAGCAGCACCAGAGCCATGGCGATCCGCACCGCCCAGCCGACGACGGCGCCCCGCGCCGCCTTCTTCGCGTCGCGCCATGCCGACAGCAGTTCCCGCAACTCCCGCATGTCGCCCTCCGCCCGCCGATCCGCCAGCCCCAGCCGTTCCAAGGCCCGCCCCGCGCCCAGTTCGCTCGCTTCCTCGATCAGCGCGCGGATCATCACCATGTCCATGCCGACCGGCTGAGCCTCCGCCTGCGCGACCAGCCGCGCCAGCATCTCGCCGTCATATTTCATCGCCCTTGCTCCTCATCCGCCCCATGCCTATCTCCCCGCCCATGAAGCGCGCGCACCGGAAATGGCTGATCGTCCTCGTCCTCCTCGCCCTGGGCGCCGTCGCCTGGTGGGCGGGCCTTTTCACCGTGGGCGATTGCCTGATGCAGGGCGGGCGCTGGAACTGGAGCGGGCATTTCTGCCGCCTCGATTCCCTTGCCCGGCCGTTTTAGGCGATCCCCAGCATCGCCTTCTTCTCTTCCGCCGTCAGGAAGTCCGCCGCCGCCACGCGGTCCCACAGCGCCGTGCGCTCCTCCGCCAGGACGGACACGGCGTCCAGATCGGCCGTGATCCTCACCCCCGGCCACCATCCGCAAAGCCCCTGCGACAGTCCCGCGCCGATCTTCGCCACCAGCGGCAGCACGGTCTGCCGCCACAAGGCCCGGTTCGCCTCGCGGTAATTGGCGTAGCTGTTGTCGCCCGGCAGTCCCAGCAGCATGGGCGGCACGCCGAAGGCCAGCGCGATTTCCCGCGCCGCCGCTGCCTTCAGCCCCACAAAGTCCATCTCCGCCGGCGTCAGGCTCAACGCCTTCCAGTCCAGCCCGCCCTCCAGCAGCATCGGCCGCCCCGCATTGGCCGCGCCGGCAAAAGCGGCCTCCATCTCCTGCTTCACCCGCTCGAACTGCTCGGGCGACATCACCGACCCGTCGCCCGGATCATAGACCATCGCCCCGCTCGGCCGCGCCGCATTGTCCAGCAACGCCTTGTTCCACACCGTCGCGGCGTTGTGGATCGCCACCGCGCCCGCCGCCGCGCCGACGCAGCCCAGCCCGTAATGGTCGTCCAGCGGATGCAGCGCCTTCATGTGGATGATGCTGGTGCGCCCCGCGCCGTCCTCGGGCGTCAGGCGGGTTACGCTATCGCCCACGCGATAGAGATAGGCGGCGGGCCATCCCCGCGCATCGGCCTCCACGCTCACCCGTTCGGGGCGCAACGCATACAGCTCTACGGGCGTCCCATCCGCGCCCGCCACGATCTGTACATAACCATTGCCGTGCAGCAGCAGATGGCTCGCCAGCGTCTCGACCAGCGCCTGCCCGGACGAACAGCAGTTGACCAGCGCCAGCACCCGCGCCGCGCCCTCTCCTTGCGCGCCGTCCGCCTTCAGCGCCGTCCCGCCCGCCGCTTCGCAGACCAGCCGCATCGCCCTCTGCGCCACGGGATTGCCGATCACCCCGGCCCGTATCTGCGCTTCATAGGAGGCGGGCCATTCGCCCAGGGCCACAGCACCCGAACCCCACGCCCGCGCCAGCACCGGCCGCGCGCCCTCCCGCGCCGCTTTCGTCCCGAACCACTTCATGCCCAAACCCCGCGCAAAAAATCCCCGCTTCCAGATGGGAAGCGAGGATGATGAAATTCGTGGGGAAGGGACCGGACGGCCCCTTCACCCTGTCTTACGGATTGTGCTTACGGATTGCGCGCCAGCACCCGGTCGCATGTCGCATTGGTGCCTTCGCTCTTGCCGATCACCCGGCCCGCGACGGCGCCGGCCGCGCCCGCCAGCAGCGATTCGCCCAGATTGCCGCCCGCGACCGCACCGACGCCCGCGCCGCCGGCGGCGCCGATGACGGTGCCCTTGTCCCGGCCTTTCTTCGCCTGCAACAGGCAATAGCGCACATCGTCGCGGTCCCGTGGATGGGCGCGTTCGACCCGCGCCCTTTCCTTGCCGTTCAGCGATGCCGCAAGGGCTGGCGATGCCATCAGCGACACGCCGGCCAGGGTCGCCATGACCTTGCCCATATTCATCACACATACTCCATTCGATCAGCGATATATCCCGTGAAAACGAGTAGCGGCGGCGAAGGGTTCCTCATCCCACCGCCCTGATCCGCGCCTCGCCGCGCCGGCCCAGCATCAACTCGGTGAGCGCCCATACCAGCGCGTCCGCGCGGTCGGGCGAGCGTCCCGGCCCTTCATAGCCGCCCCCGGCGATCAGCCCGCACATCTCATCCTCCAGCATCGGGAAAGCCCCGCGATGCGCGACGCGCCCGGCCTCGTAGAGCGCCGCCACAGGCTCCGCCCGCGCCGCCTTGCCCCGGCTGGCGTGGACCAGCTTCACCGGCAGTCCGGCTTCCGCCGCGCGCAGCACGCTTTCCACCATCGCCCCGCCATTATTCGCTTCGGCGACGACGCGATCCGCGCCATGGGCCGCGGCCGCCACGGCCACCGCCCGCGCCCAGCCCTCCGGCCGCATCTTCTCGACGCTCGCATCGGCCAATATATAAGCGCGCCCATCCGCGCCCAGCCCCGCCACGACGATCCCGCAGGCGTCGCCATGCGCGGACGCGGGCGGATCGACCGCCACCACCACGCGCCTCAGCAGCGCCCCGTCCCTCTCATCGCCCGGCACATGCCGCACCCGGCACCGCTCCAGCAGGTCGCGGGTCCACAGCGCGCCCTCGACCTCCTCGATCAGTTCGCCGTCCAGTTCCTGCCGCCCCAGCCGCGTGCCGCCATAGCTGTCCTGCATCGCCGCGATGAAACCGTCCGCCAGGTTCGCCGCATTGTCCGCCGTCCGCCCCCGCGTCACCACCAGATCGACGCCTTCGCGCGCCACCAGCCGCCGCACCAGCGGCACGGGCCTGGGCGTCGTCGTCGCCAGCACGCGCGGCCGCATCCCCGATCGCATCCCCAGCATCAGATTGTCCCACGCCGCTTCGCCGCAGGCCCATTTGGCGATCTCGTCCGCCCAACCATGGCTGAACTGCGGCCCGCGCAGCCCCTCCGCATCCGCCGCGCCGAACAGCGTCGCCACCGCCCCATTGGGCCACATCAGCTTTCGCAAGGCGGGCGCATAAGCGGGCCTGCACCACCATGGCGCGATGGAGAGCAGACCCGAAGGCCCCTCCACCATCACGCTGCGCGCCTCGCCCAGCGTCGCCCCCACCAGCGCGATCCGCGCTCCGGGATCATTCTCCGCGATCCCGCGCACCCATTCGGCCCCGGCCCGCGTCTTGCCGAAACCGCGCCCCGCCATCATCAGCCAGATGCGCCAGTCACCCTCCGGCGCGACCTGCTACGCCCGCGCCGTCCAGCGCCACTCATGCGCCAGCCGCTCCGCCGCCGCGCCGTCCAGATGCGCCAGCACCCGCTCCCGCACGGCCCCGTCCTGCCCGGCGAGCCATTCCATGTCCGAAATCCGCATCGCCCGTTCCCATGATTTGACCCGAACAGCGGAGCCGCGCTCCCACCTTCGTTCGCGCGGAGACGCGGCGCGAAAAACCGATGCCCTCGCCTCCGCGCGACCCCTCCGGCAACCTGTCCCCGGTCACAAACCCCGCCGCGTCACTCCCCTGCCGCCTCGCGCCGGCGCCGCACATCGTCCAGAAGCGCGCGCATCTTCGCGACGGCATCTTCCCCTTCCGGGCTGCCCTGCACTTCTTCCGCCCGGATTTTCTCCACCGCCCCGCGATGGGCGAGCAGCAACCGCACCGCCACGACATGCGGATGCCCCCGCTTCATCTTCCGGCTCTTGACCTCACCCTCGCCGTCCAGCGTCACTTCCTCCTGCTCGACGCCGAACAGCGACTGGCGCAGCAGCAGCGCCTCCAGTTCGGCATAGCCGACGTTCAGCGCCCGGCTCCATTCCCGCGCAAAACCCGGATCGCGCCGCCGCTGATTATAGGCGCTGGCCAGGTTCTTGCCCGCCGTGCGCGCCGCCTCGCTGACATTGCAGGTGGCCGCCAGCGTTTCGAAGAATGCCTTGCGCTTCGCGGGCGTCCACCCGTCCTTGCGCACCGCCCGCAATTGCGGCCCCGCGCCCAGCCCGCCGCGCTGGCCGCGCTGCACGGTCAACGCTTCCGCCTTATCCCCCACCCGGCCGTCAAAGCGCGGCCTCGCCTTCTCCCGCTCCCCCGTCATCGCTCCGCCTTTCGCCGCCCTTGCGCAAAGCAAAAGGGGCCGGCCCGTCAGGACCAGCCCCTTGCATCGCACCCCGGCGACTCACAATTTTCCAGTGTCGGCCCTTATGCCGGAACAGCGTGACGATGTCAACAGAAATGTTCCAAATAGGTAAATTAATTTCCCATCATCCGGCTGATTGCCTTCGCCTCGACCGCCAGCGCGTCGGCAAAGCTCGGCCTGCCGCGCACCGCGTCCAGCCACCTGTTCAGCTTGGGCCAGCGCGCATCGTCCTGCCCCTTGCTGCAATAGCCGATGTTGATGAGCGGACAGGCCACCGCGATATCCGCCAGCGTGAAGCGATCCTCCACCAGCCATCCGCTATCGGGCAAGGCTTTCTCGATATAATCATACATGCCCGGCAGCTCCTCCGCCTCCGCCCGGTCCGCCGCCGCCGGGTCGCTCGGCAATCCCATGAAGGGCGCGACCGCGCGGTTGAAGAAGACCTGCGCGCCCACCGGCTGAAGGATCGTGTCGGCGAATTCCTCATACCAGATCGCGCGCGCCCGCGCCTTCGCCTCGGCCGGGATCAGGCGCGGTTCGGGATGCAGCGTATCCAGATAGGTTATGATGGCCGTGCTGTCGCTGACAAGGAAATCGCCATCCTGAAAGGCCGGCATCTTACCGAAGGGCGAAGCCTGCGCGAACACGTCCCCGCCCTGTCCGAAACCGCCGGGCTGCACATCCAGCGCGATTCCCTTCTCGGCGGCGAAGACGATAACCTTGCGGACAAAAGGCGAAGGCCGCGCACCATAGACGATCATCTGTTCCTCCATCTCCCGTGAGTCGGGTAGCCAGCACAGTGCCATCGCGGCTCTGGAACGCAACCATTTACACAGGCGGCCCGCCAGCGCATCCCCACGCAAACCATGCGCCCGCAAAGGCAGGAGTGCCAAGCGGATCGACCTTCAAATCTTTCAGGGATTGGATAGCTTGCCATCCGCGTTCAATGGGGGGGTGGGTGGTTTGCGGATATAAGTTTATCCCTCGCCCCTTGGGGGAGAGGGTTGCGAAGACTTGGCAGCTTGCTGCTTAGTCGTAGCTGGGAGAGGGGTATGCGATCCATAGGATCGCCGCTCTGTAACCTCTCCCCCCTCATCCAACTGCGCCTAGCCTCTCTTCGTTCGGCAAGGCTGCGTATTCTTCTCCCCCAGGGGAGAAGGGAAGAACGAGCGTCCGCTTCTGGCCGGAAGCTGCCAAAATCTGTCCCATAGGACAGCCCTGCAATCCCCAGATGAAAAGCGGGGCGCCGCCATCCACCGCGTCGCCCCTGCTACAAATGCGGCCGCCCCGCCGATCACATATGGATCGGCTTGCCCGTCACGGCCATCGCCGCCTCCTTGATCGCCTCGCTGTGTGTCGGGTGCGCGTGGCAGGTGTAAGCGATGTCCTCGCTCGATGCGCCGAACTCCATCGCCTGCGCCGCCTGCGCGATCATCGTGCCCGCGACGCTGGCGATGATCCACACGCCCAGCACCTTGTCGGTTTCCGCGTCGGCGATGACCTTCACGAAACCGTCCGGCTCATGGTTGGTCTTGGCCCGGCTGTTCGCCAGCATCGGGAACTTGCCGACCTTGACCGCGCCGCGCTCCTTGGCGGCTTCCTCCGTCAGGCCTACGCCCGCGATTTCAGGGCTGGTGTAGACCACCGAAGGGATCACGTCATGGTTCACGATGCCGGTGAGGCCCGCGATATTCTCCGCAACGGCGATGCCTTCATCCTCGGCCTTGTGCGCGAGCATCGGGCCGGGGATCACGTCGCCGATGGCCCATACGCCCGGAACCTTGGTCGCAAAGTCATGATCGGTTTCGATCTGCCCGCGCCCGTTCAGCTCCAGACCGATCTTGTTGAGGCCCAGCCCCTCGGTATTCGGGCGGCGGCCGATGGACACCAGCACGACGTCGGCTTCAATCGTTTCCGCCTCGCCGCCGGCTGCGGGTTCGACCGTCAGGGTCACGCCCTTCTTGCCCGCCTGCGCGCCCGTGACCTTCGTGCCGAGTCTGTATTCGAAGCCTTGCTTCTTGAATATCTTATTCGCTTCCTTGCGGACTTCGCCGTCCATTCCGGGCAGGATCTGGTCGAGATATTCGACCACCGTGACCTTCGCGCCCAGACGCCGCCACACGCTGCCCAGTTCCAGGCCGATGACGCCGCCGCCGATGACGACGAGATGATCGGGCACCTTCTCCAGCTCCAGCGCGCCGGTGGAATCGACGATCAGGCCCTTCCTGTTGTCGACTTCGACACCGGGAAGCGGCGTCACCGACGATCCGGTGGCGATGACGATATTCTTCGCCGTCACCGTCTTGCCCGCGACCTCGACCGTATTCGCGCCGGTGAAGCTGGCAAGACCCTTGAGCCAGTCGACCTTGTTCTTCTTGAACAGGAACTCGATGCCGCCGGTCAGGCCCTTGACCGCATCCTTGCGCTGGCCCTGCATGGTGTCGAGGTCCAGGCTCATCTTGTCGATCCTGACGCCCAGCTTCGCGAGCGCGCCGCCAGCCGCTTCCTCATAAAGCTCCGAAGCGTGCAGCAGCGCCTTGGACGGGATGCAGCCGACATTGAGGCAGGTGCCGCCCAGCGTCTCCCGGCTTTCGGCGCAGGCGGTCTTGAGGCCAAGCTGCGCCGCGCGGATCGCCGCGACATAGCCGCCCGGCCCCGCGCCGATCACCAGAACGTCATAATCGAATTCAGCCATCGTCTTTGGTCCTCTGGCGTGATGTCTTAC